ACAAAAAATCTAACGCAAATATAAAGCCAATAGTCAAGTTTATCTTTGCTATTAAGTTCATAAGCGAGAGGATATTTAGTTTCTTCATACCGTAAAAGTATAATTTTAGTGATCGGATTTGTGATCCGGGCGTTCCAAATACCGCGATCCTTTGCTCGAGTGCGATAATGATTACAAATTATATCAATATGTTTCTGTACATCGGCTACTATATCCATAGGTGTTCTAGAAAATTCATTGTCATTTAATCCCCAACGCTTGATCGAGTTGCGGTTTTCCGCCGCCATGTCGTTGCGCCAGTGCCGGCCTAGATATTGTAACTGTTTAATCGGGGATGGTATTTGATATATGTAATGTGTAAACACTATATCACTATTTTCATGTAAAAACTCTTTTAATGTATCACATTCAACCCCGGAATTTGGTGTAGCAATATTATATACATCTCCAGGCAAAAAATCACAATAAGAAGTTCGAGTAAATGTAGTTTTTGCTGAGTGAGAGCACCCATTATTTAATATACAATATTTCATATATTCTTATTTGTCTTTATGATCTCTTAAAAACTCATCTATTACAATTTCAAGAGACTGTAAGACGTTATTAAGATTATCTATTATCCAACATACACCTGCGCTCGCGAAAGGTAATAATATATACTTATTATTACTAGCAAAATACACAATAACACCAGTCCAAAAACCTAAACATAAACTACACTTAAATAGTTCTCTGATAAAAGATATTTTTGAAATGAGTTTCCGTGGAAAATTAAGAATAGTACCGTATTTAAGAATAAACATTAAACCGATACACGCTAATAAATCAATAAAAATAATTATTCCTCCTTCTCAAGATCCTTTAAAGCTTGATCGATTAATCGAGCTTGAGATATATCCATTTTAACAATATTACCAGTATCATCTGTAATTTGAACTATTTTTTTATCTTCAATTAACGTAAGAGTTGGACAACAGGCTTTACCTCCACATAATAAAACAGATTTCATAAAATTATTTATATCAACTACCAAAAAGGATATATATTAGGATCATCCGGCTTGTTTTTTACCCTTTTAATTTTACAATAAAGCCACTGCTTTAATTGCGCACATCTAATTCTAATTTTAAACCATATCTTTCTCATAAATATTCTTTAATTTTACTGGCTATAAGTCTTGCTCCTGCTTCGTTAGGGTGCCGTCGATCATTCGCCAGCCCATTCTCAGCAAACCAATGGGTATGAAAGTTTTTTTCATATATATATGCGACATTATTGTCATCACAGTACTTACGTATATCTTTTTTATAAAAAAGCTTACTAAATGCATATGCTACTGTATTGTTTTCATGTGAATGTACATATTTTAATAGTATAATTTTTATACCCGGCCATTTCTTCCGGGCCATGGTTACACTTTCATGGATTGAATTTAATGCTTTTGTTACGTATTTGTCTAAATTAGATGATTCTGCTGCAATATTACGCCATAAATCTTCTCTGTTTTTAAATTTATCTTTTTCTACCTTAAGATCGTACGGTTCTGATAAAGATTTTCTATACTCCTCCCACGCCTCCCGGAGGCCTATAGGTGCCTTTAAAAAATCTTCATAATTTAATGTTGTGTGCATGACTTGCCGACATAATGATGGTAGCTGATAAATAAAATGTGTTACCTTAAGATCTGCAGGTATTGAGTTTGGCTTACCGGGCTTTGGTGACGGTACCGTCGGACCGAAATTCTCCTGAAATGTATATAGGTTCTTACGGTCCGTGAGCCCGGTTTCAACATCACTAATAAAACTAGCTAATCTATCTGACTCAATACCTGTACCACCCATCGCAATATTATATATTTTTCCAGGTAAGTATTTACAATATGTAGTCCAGCCAAACTGATTCGAACGGATCACGGATCCAGGGGCCTGGGAGAGTTTCTTCTTCTCATCGATTTTTCCGCCATATGACGCGATCTCTGATGCGTTAAATTCTTCAACACTCTCTATTTGCTTTACTTTATCAGCGTCTTCTATATCTTTAACCTTTGCGATAGAATCCGCACGGTGCGCGTAGTACACATTCGGATGAACGCCCAGCGGCTCCGGTGCTCCATCATAACCGTAACGATGTAAGGACCAATCTGCAGAAAAAGAACAACCATTATTTAAAATAACGTAATCCACATAATTATTTAATTAGTTGATTTATAATTCAATTATATTATACTGATTCATATGAATGAGGATTTACTTCAATATGCCAATCAAAACCAACCACGGACTCCTGAAGAAAAAGAGAGCATTATTAATAATGCAGCGGCGGCATATGAAAAATATATGGATGCTCTAGGGTTTGACTGGAGAAATGATCCTAATAGCTCAAATACACCTAAGAGAGTAGCTAAAGCATTTGTAAATGACTTAGCGGAAGGATGTTATACAGAGCCACCTAAAATTACTGCATTTGATAATATTGATAAATACGATGGAATTGTATTTCAAGGTAATATTACAGTACATTCCTTTTGTTCGCATCATCATTTACCGTTTATTGGCGTTGCGCATGTAGCTTATATACCTGGAAGAGATGGTAAGGTGATTGGTTTAAGTAAATTAAATAGAATTGTTGAATGGTTTGCGAGAAGACCTCAGGTACAAGAAAACCTAACTATGCAAATTCATACACATATAGATAAAGTATGTGATGAAAATAACGGTGTAGCAGTATTAGTAGAAGCTAATCATATGTGTGCTTGTGTAAGAGGTGTAAAGCATGATAGTACAATGAAAACTGCTAGAATGTCCGGGGCCTTCTTAGATAAAACTGATCTTACAAGACAAGAATTCTATAATTTCGTAAGAGATTTAAATTAAGTCTATACGAGAGCGGTTATACATATATTCCTTCTCATTAGAATAATAATAACCTAAATTTTTATCTTCAGGTATTAACGCCCATTTATCTACTTTATGTATTGCCGGGGCTGGGAACTCACAGTGATAGAATGTGTGAAGAGATCTTCTATATCTTGTTTGTTTAGATGTATGACATACTGCATGATTAGTTCTATGTTCATTCACATTACTCGGACAAAATATTAATGCACTATTAGGAAGATAAGGTAACGTCATCAAGCAATCTTTATCATAATCTAATGAGTTTCCTTTTCCTGTATTAGGATACACACGTGTTCCTATAGATTTATCATCACCTTCAATTGCTAGATAATGCAAATGAGTAAAAAGCTTCTTCCTTATATCAGAATGTATTGGATATTTCCATCCTGTAGTTATAACATCATATTCAGTTACAACACCAACTATATCTTGTGATTTATTAACGTAATTAACATGACCATATTTTTTCAGAAAATCAGCAAATTTAAGAGAAATAGCAGACCGTATCTCTTTACTAGAAACAATATCGCAATACTCCTGTAACACTGCACCACCATAATTAAGTGACGTTGGGGAAACATCGTACCAAGTATTAGATACTTCCTCTATTTGTCGCCATCCAATTTCTTCCGTTCTTCCAGTATAATTATCATAGTTTAATTGAAGATGTATACTAGTGGTTTCATTACACAGTTTCTTATAAAACAGCGCCGGTGTGTACTCCTCGATAAATATATACGGCCATGGATCTAGAATTAATTGAGCTTCGTTAATTTTATTTAACATGTGCTCAAAAGTATTACTCATATATATATTTAGTTGACTTTCTAAATAAGAGACTATAATAAATAAATGGAGATTGGTGATATTATCAATCAGTATTTAGATGAAGCGAAGATAGATACAAATCTTTCTAGACTAGAAGTAACTTCCACTCAAGAGCAATTAGTCGCCAATAAGCATAAATGGTCTGCAAGATTAATTAATCATAAAATTAAATTAAATAAGTTTAAATTTAAACGCTCTTCTCTTATTAATGAATATGTAACCGCTTATCAGGATAAAGAACCTGTTCGAGTAAATAGATCTATAGCAGAAAAGGCAGTACAAAACAAAAAAGAAATAAAATCTATAGATCAAAACATTGAGAATGAGATACTTATTATTAGCTTCTTAGAGAACATATATAAAAACATAAGCTTCGCTACGAATGATATAAAAAACTTAGTAGAGTTAATAAAGCTCGAGACTCAATGATTAATATAACATTAAATTCGAACTCTCAGGCAGTAATAGAGGGACCTGAGTTAGATATTATTAGAGAACACTTTAGTGTAAAGAACGAGGCAGCACATTTTCAGAGAAGATTTGGTAGGTTTGTACCGCCACGGACTTATGTAATCACTAAACAAGGAAAAACTGATATTGGACTATTAGTAGAAATTACAAAATTCTGTAAAACAAAAGATATAAAAATTGATTTTGCAAAAGAAATAAAAAACGCACTAATACCCACATTACGTAAAGACAATATTATTGATTATAATTTAAGTTTAGAGTATAGACAATATCAACAAGATATAATTAACAAATGCATTGACAGAGGGAGAGGGACAGTAATACTTGCGACTGCGGGTGGTAAGACTCTCACGATGGCGGGATTATTAGAATTTTATTACAAAAATTATAGTAAAAATTTTAAAGGATTAGTTATAGTTCCAGACTTAGGATTAGTTAATCAAACTATGTCTGATTTTAAACAATATAATGTTTCCTTTTCTACTACTACATACACAGGAAAAAACCAATTAAATTTATCTAAAAATGTCATTATTGCTAATTTAGGCATTTTACAAAGCTCAAAGCAAGATATATCATGGATAAAGCATATAGATTTTCTTATTGTAGATGAAGTACATAAAGTAAGAAAAGGAAATAAAATAAATAATATTCTTAAGAAAATAGATACATACCATCGATTTGGTTTCACCGGAACTCTACCAGCAGAGTTATTAGATAAATGGAATATATTTGGTAAAATAGGGCCTCAATTATTTGAAAAAAAAGCCTATGAGCTAAGAAAAGAAAAGTATGTTGTTCCAGCCGAGGTTCACGTTTTAGAATTAACTTACGATACACCTTCAACGGAGATATATCACGGTAATAATTCTAACGCTTATTATTTACAAGAAAATGAATTTATACGTAAAAATTGCTTCAGAAATGATTTATTAGCAAAACTTTCAAATAAACTAGACAACAATGTATTAATATTAATTGATTATATAGAACATGGCGAAATATTAATGAATACATTACAGAGTTCCTGTAAAAGTAAACAAGTATATTTTATTAGAGGAGATGTAGATGTAGATGAACGTAAAGAAATACAAGCTCTAATGGAACAACAAAATAACATAGTAGTTGTAGCTATATCAAAAATATTCTCTACAGGTATTAATATAAAGAACTTACATTATATAATATTTGCTAACGGTGGTAAAGCAAAAATTAAAATAATACAAAGCATAGGACGTGGCCTGCGGTTGCATACCGATAAAAAAGAGCTTATAATCTTTGATATCGCTGATAATTTACGTTACGGTCAACGTCATATGGAACAACGACTATTATTATATGATAGT